ATTGTGCATTAGGATATTTTGGGTTTTGTCCGCACAATTATACTGGCAATAATTGTGGTGCATGCGGGGATATATTGAAAAATAATATTTTTCAATTCTACAGAGAAAATAATACGCCAATATGTAAGGTTTGTGCAATTAATATTGCTCCAACTAGAAAAACTGCCAGTAATGATATAATAAAATACCGATCGTTGATGCAGAGAAGAAAAGATAGTAAAAGCGTGTGGTTGAATATTAAATTGCAGCTGATTAATGGATATGGTGGGAGATGTGCTTGTTGTGGCGAAGATAATTTCATGTTTCTTACTATTGATCATATTAATAATGATGGTAATTTAGAAAGATCAGAACAAAAATACAGCCAATATAAATTCTATAAACGATTGATTACAGAAAAGTTTCCCAAAGATTATCGTTTATTATGTTATAATTGCAACTGTTCTCGCGGCTCATATGGGAAATGTTATCATGAATTATGTTTGGAGTATCATAAAAATTCAATTTCTATTGATGAATATAAACGCATAACGAAAGGAGACTTAAAAGAGAGCGCCAATAATATTTAAATTGGCGGAATTTACATTTGGATTATAAAATGTCAAAATATAATAGAAATCAGGCAGTTATTCAAAGAAACTCCGAAGAAACGATCGAAGAAGACCACTGGCTTAAGCGTTTTCAAGACGAGCTTATAGGGAAAAAAGCAGTTCAACCAAAGCCAATTGATGGGTTTTTGTTCGATCAAATTAATTCGATAATGAATAATAAGTCAAAATATCCTTCGGTAGAGGCGGCAGTTGATGATATGAAAGAAAGAAGCGGGCTCTCTGCATTTCTAAAGAACCTTAATAAAATATCTAACGATGATATTGATAATTCCAAACAAACTAAAGTTGCAAAAAATAAGTCAAAAGAGCCTGGTTCGAAAATAAAAAAGCAAATACCATTAGGAAGAAGACTTCCAGTTGTAATTATAAAGTGTCCACAAATAAAATCAACACTTGAGAATATTATAAGAAGTACAAGAGGAAACTTATCTATACCGGCGATTATAGATAGGGCAAGATCGATTCACCAAAATGACATATCTGAAGCTAAAGATTGGGAAGCTGATGATTTGTTGTATTTTGTAAGTGGGGAAAATCTTAAAACTAAGCAACAGAGTCCCGATGCCGCTATTGAATCTTCAAATTTGGGTCGCAGAAATGACTCTAGTCAAGACGAGGACCTAAGTACAGATAATAATGATGCGTTTCATGCATTGATGCCAGCCAAAATTTAATCATTTTTACCATATATGGCAATATATCCGAATGTTGTCATGGTAGATAAAGACGCCAATGAATTATTTAAGAAGCTAAAAGATCAGCTTACAATTATTGATCCGGTTCAGTTTGTAGAGCGTTATCTGACTTTAGATGGCGAACCATTTAGGTTGAGCCACAATGGATATAAACCGTTCGCGGACATATATAGATATATTGGAATTAAGGCATTAGAGCCAAATGCTCTGCCAGTAATTTTAGTTAAAGGGCGCCAGGTGGGAGGAACCACAATGGCTGGTGCTCTCGAAATGTATTTTATGGGGTCTGGACTATTTGGAGTTGGCAATAAACCTCCCATTAGAATTATTCATGCATTTCCATTCTTGGAATTAGCTGCTGCCTATTCAAAAACAAAATTAAATCAAATGATCTCGTCATCGTTGATTATAGATCCAGAAGATAAAAAAAGCGGCGGCAAAATAAAATCATATATGCAGAGCCTGTTGGATCCAACAAGCCCAACAAATGATTCTTTGCATTTTAAACAATTTATCGGAGGAAACCATCTTTGGATTGAGTCTACTGGGATAGATGCAGACAGACTGATGGGACGATCTTGCGATGTCATTTTTTTTGATGAGGTTCAAAAAACAAATAGCTTGGCAATTGGTAATGCATTAAAGATTTTGACGACAGCTAAATATGGCAAGTCAAGCAAAGGCGTACAAGTATATTTTGGAACCCCTCGTAAAAAAGGATCAGATTTTTATAAAATGTGGATGTCGTCGTCCCAACAGTATTATTACCTTGGATGTGAGCAATGTAAAAAACATTTTCCGTTATATACTCCAGGCAGTAATGATTGGGAATCAATTTGGATTTATGGATTTATAGTAAGGTGTCCGCATTGTGGGTTTGAACAAGATAAACGACAGGCTGCAGAGCGTGGAAAATGGGTAGCATTACGAGATCATAATGATGAGGATTGTAAAATGATTGGTTTCCACATTAACCAATTATACATGCCTACATTTAAACGAGAAGACATAGATAATGAAAGACCCGGAACACACCCTATCAACACTGAACGTATTTTTCATACAGAGGTTTTAGGAGAATTCTTTCAAGGAGATACCAGCCCAATTACTCCAGAAGAAATCGCAGATTATTGCGGAGATTTTGATAGAAAATTTAAAGCAAGAATAAGTCCCGGAGAAGAGCAAATGGTAGTGCTTGGAATAGACTACGGGTTGCGCGCCGATATCGAACAACTTGCCAATCCAGACAATGCTAAAATAGCGGGTCAATCATATAGCACTGCAATAGTTCTTGCAGCCAAAGGTCCAGGGCTATTATCTATTGAGTTTGCTATGAAGTTTAAACGAAATGATCTCGAAAGCAAAAAAGGTATTATTGATCAGCTTATGAGGCAATATAGCGTTCAGTTGGCTGTTGGAGATATAGGGTTTTCTCAAGAATTATCTGAAATATTACACACAATATATGGAGATCGTTATATTGTGTCTCGTGCCAGGGGCAAGGTAAATAATTATGTTATGTTTAAGAATGATTCTTTTCCTAAAGAAATAGACTTCGAAAGAGATTTCTATATTCGCGAATTATATGAAAAAATGAAAAAGGGTGAAATAAGATTTCCATTTAAAGATTATGAAAAGATAGCGTGGTTAATAGATCATTGTTCAAGCATGGAAGTTAAACCATCTATATCAAAGACAGGTGCTGACCCAGTGATTCATTATGTTAAAGGAAGCACCCCAAATGACGGATTTATGGCGCTATTAAATGCATATTTGGCATATAAGTTTATGATATCCAAAGGGTTTACTATTAATAATCCCAACTCTCAAAATCAAAATTTTATAAACAACAATAAGCCGTTAATAATGACAGGGTTTGTTCCAAGAAAATTTTAATACCTCATAAAACACTATACTCTTGATATATTATTTATTATGTATAGTAATGGGTATGGTGAAAATGAGGCATTATGTCTAAATTTGTAAAATCTAAATCTGAACAATTTTTAGAAAGAAGAGGGTCTGAATCACAGCGCGGCAGTAGTGTATTAGCTTCTGGTATATCAGAAACGAGTACGCACATGTCTGGAGGTATTCCTCAAGTTAGTGCTTTAATGGCAAAAAGTGTTTCACAATTTCGAAGAGATAATTTGTCAGAAGAAGTTAGGCAAGGAATTTTTAGAGATGGATCTGGACCATCTATAGATGAAGATGGTATGACAAAAAATTCGGTTGTGTCAGCATCGGTTGGTGTTGTCAAGCACGCCCAAATTGTTAGTGGCGGCGGAAATTATCGTGGAGGAACTGGTGATGTTGTAAAGCAAACTCCAGAAGTATATTCTCCGTTGTGGCTAAATAGCAATCTTAATTTGCCGAGAGACCGAGCCACAATAAATGCTTGGTGTAGAAGTTTTTATGCTTTAAATCCATTTGTACATAACGCTATTAATTTACATAGCACATACCCAATTAGCAAATTAAATATAAAATGTCCAAATAAAGAAATTGAAAAATTCTTCAATGATATGATTGAAGAAATTGATCTTATGAATATTTGCGTTCAGATTGCTCAAGAATTTTGGTTATTAGGAGAGGCATTTGTTTATGCTGAACTCAATGAAAGCCAAGGTAAATGGGGAAGATTATTGATTCAAAATCCAGATTTTATGTTGGTAAAAAGAACAGTTGTGGCAAGTGAGCCGATAATAATGTTGCGCCCAGATGAGAATTTAAAAAAGATTATCTTTTCTAATAAGCCATCTGACATGGAACAGAAAAAACAATTAAATCAACATATTATTGATTCTGTAAAGCACGGAGAGAATATTCCACTTGATAATCTTCACGTTGCTCATTTGGCAAGAAGAATTAGCCCCTATGAGATAAGGGGCACCGGACTTCCTGTGTGTATTTTTAGACAATTAATGTTATTTGATAAATTAAGAGAATCAAAATATGCGCAAGCGGACAATATGATTAATCCATTAACATTGGTTAAAATAGGATCTGCTGATTTCAAACCTACATTTGCAGATCTTGAAGCTTGGAGAAATGTTTTTGAGTCAGCACAATATGATAAGGATTTCAAGATATTTACTCATGAAGGCGTAGCTGTAGAAAGGGTTGGATACGGATCTGGCATTTATGATATTTCTGGAGATATAACTCAAATTATTAAGGAAATATATGTTGGGCTACAAGTTCCACCAGTATTAATGGATGGTGGTGCGGACACAACATATGCTAATGGTGGCGTGGCATTGGACGTATTAAGACAACGTTATATGCAATTCAGAAACATGATGGGAATGTGGTTGAAAAGGAAGATTTTTGCCCCAATATCTAAAATTCAAGGATTTTATGATTATTCTAATAAAGAAAAGCAGTTAATTGTTCCTGATATAGATTGGAACCACATGTCATTATTTGATGCTGGAGATTACATTAATAATCTTGTGACCTTGACTCAAGGAGAAGGCGCACAAAAGAGGGCATCATTACACTCGCTATACAGATCTATGGGTCTTGAATATCAAGACGAACAGAGAAAAATACGCAAAGAAGCAATTCAAGATGCAATTAATGCTAAAGAAAAACTGGCACTAACAACAATGAGCCTTAATGAATTAAGAACTCTTGATGAAGATGATGAGATCCCAGAGCCAGAAGCACAGCCAGGTCAAGGCGCACCAGGAGAGGCGCCATTGCCAGGAGAAGCTCCTCCTGGTGGATTGCCGGGCGGATTAGATATGGGCGCTATGCCTCCACCTCCAATGGGAGGAGAGTCGGGAGGGGCGGGAGCTGGTGGACCACCTCCACCCCCGCCGCCGCCAGGACCATAATAGGAATAAAGTAAGTGCGCCTATGTTCTTTATGAATAATCTTGTATTATTTACGATTGGACATAAATAAGGATATCTTTATGCAAAAAACGGCACAACAAAGAAGCATTTTTAATAAGATGCGCGAGGGCATTGGTTGGGATAGTAAAGAATATGCAGAGGCTAATCAGAGAATGCGCGAAGCTGATGATCATGTTCGTGCCATTGTATCTGGAAAACTAGAAGGCGGATTTTCTCCACTTACTAATAGAAGTTTGAAAGATGTGTTGAAATCTGCCAGATCTCATCTTAATAGAAGAGAGTACGCCAAAAGTATAGGCGATTTAGCCTTATTTCATAAATGTATAGCCGAATCTTTAGATATTTTGAAGAAATTCGATGATAATTTATCAAAAGAGCATATTAATTTTCTTTTAAAATCAGTTACTCCCGACTCTGATAATTATGATCCAGAATATGCAGAATATTTAGAAGATTTAAGAAAACGATTTACTCCTAAAGAAACTGGTAAAACTGCGCATTATTCTTCTGATTTAATAAAAGACGCTGGTGTTATAGATTTTATGTCCAGATTTAGTGATAGGGGAAAAGAATTATCAGCCTGGGAAAAGGCTTATCCTCGCAGAGCGAAACTAATAAAAAATAAAACAGCCAGTATGATCGAGGTATCAGAAAAATTATTAGCAAGTATTTTGACAAACTTGAAAGTAATGGCAAAGTTTAGAGATGCCAGAAAGATCGACCATTGGTATGATGTTACAAAAAAAGTCATTAATGCGCTAGAAAATTACCACAAGAGTTTTCAGGCATATTATGATTCTGAATTAAAACAATTATTTGAATCAAGAGAATTTTTAGCAAAACCAGTTGTTAATCCGGAGGTGCGTCCGAGAGTTACGCCTGCGGAAACGGTTCCTGGTCGCGCTCCAACAGTAGATGAATTGGCAAACATGAATCCTAATATAAGGGGAAGGGTGCGCCCGACTTCATTAGATATGCCATCTAATGTGCCTACTATTCCGTCTTTATTTCAACCAAAACCTGATGAAGTCGCGGCTCCTACAAAGCCACTTCCAAATATGCCTGCGCCAAAACCAAATCCAGATCAACCAAATCTTCCACATGTGGCTCATGAGAAATTTTTCTCTTCATTAGAGTCGCTATCTAATGAATATCCTGCAGTATTGGCTCAATTCATATTAAAATACGCCGAATCCATTCAGCAATCAGATCCGCCAGTTTATAAAAAATTAATTGGTATAGTTAAATCTATTAAGGTGTAAAATGAGCAAATTAGACTCTACATTTTATCAGAGATTAGCGGCATTTACCAAGGTTGCTCAGGAAAAAGACATTAGAAATACCGAGCAAGATGCAATAAATCGTGCAAATAAATATGGGTGGAAGATTGTCCAAAAAGAGACTAATCCTCCTAATATATCAGCCATACGATCTGAAGTTAAAAATGTAGCAACACAAGTGTTTGGCATTAAAGAGAATGTAGATGCCACTGTCGATATTTTAATGGGTCAACTTGGGATGGAAACTGCGTTTAAATCTCTACATAACAATAACGTAGGAAACTTAATGGCAGCTGGTTCTCCAAATAAATATTGGAAAGGAAATGTTATTATTTTATTGGCTCATGAATATGATAAACAAGAGAAAAAATATTATCTTTACAGTTTGTTTCGTAGTTATGATACATTAAATGATGGCGTTTCCGATTGGGCTTTTTTGTTAAAAAATAAATTTCCTGCGGCTGTTGAAAGAGCAATAAATGGTGATATTGAAGGATTTGTTACAGAGTTAAAAAAGAGGGGTTATTTTACTGCCCCAGCAGAGTCGTATATGGCAGGAGTCAAAACTTGGTCAAAAAAATCAAGAACTGTTCCCGCCAATAATGTAAGTGTAAAAAAAAACAATGAAACAATACCGTCTAAACCCGAAGATGATAGGTTCGCAAGATTAGTTCGGAATTTTAAATCAAGATATATGAACGGGGGCGCTGTGGATTTAAATCAATATACTATGCCTAATGTAAAAACTCCAGGTCCAGTTGATTCTGCATCTACCGCTGCTGTTACCGGTTTATTAGATAGTTTACTAAATGCTGTTAGAGCCTCAGAAAAAACACACAAAAAGCTTTACAAAGCCTTTCTTCCAACAAACAATTTTGTAATTCAGGTATTTGCTAGTGATAAAATCAATGCAATCGAGTTTGGCAGGATATTATGTTCGGCTTTAGATGAAGAATTATTAGCCAATACATATATACACACAGATCATAATAATGTAGAAATTCAATGTGATATATGCGGATCTCAACAATTATGCTACGATACAGTGTCTCAATTAGCAAAAGCGGTAGCTGGTGCATTTAAAAAAGCAACTGTAAAAATAGGCGGAATCGATATTGATACTAATGTAGTTATTAATAAAAAGTCATCATATCCAGAAATAACTTTAAAATCAGCCCTTGGCAACCATAGAAAGTTTTTGTTGAAATTTGCTAAATAAGGACTTTAATGATACCACGAACTGAACTAAATAGTGTAATTGCAGATTTAAATATCACGAGGGAGGCAACTGTCGCCGAGTTTTTGTGTACATTATTTAAAGGAAAATTCATAGAGGTTTATTTAGGCGACGTATACGAAGAAGTTAGTACGGAGCAAATTTCTACAACTTATGTGGCTGTTTTTTCTGGTAAAGTTATTGGTGCCTATAGAGAGTGTTTGATAATGGAAGGCGCATATGTTGATCGCAGCCCTTTACAAGGCAAAACAGGCAAGCAACTTTCATTTAAAATAGGAAAACAGATTTTTATTAGCGAAAGAGCGATTAGGGGTTTATGCGAAGTGGATGGAAATGGCATCCTTGATGATATCTTTTTAAGAAGCCGAGAGACGATCGAGGTTAAAACTTTAGCTCTTAAAGGAAAACAATGATACCACAAGTTGAATTAGATGATATAATTGCAAAAATGAATGCAGCAAATATAGAGAGAGGGCATCATTCAACTATTGCTGAATTTTTGTTTGAACTATTTCATGATAAATATGTGGAAGTATATCTTGGCGATTCATATGAAAATGTAAGTACAGAGCAAATTTCCACCCCATATGCTGCCGTATTTTCTGGTAAAGTTATTGCGGCATATAAAGAGTGTTTAGTTATGGAAGGTTCATATATTGATAGGCGCACCAAGGCTAATAAAATAGGAAAACAGATTTTTATTAGCGAGAGATCAATTAGAGGTTTATGTGAAGTAGATGGTAACGGTATTCTTGATGATATCTTTTTAAGAAGCCGCGAAGCAACTGAAGTTAAAAAATTAGCCCAAAACAGAAAATGAAATACGATAATATTTTAGAGTTTGCAAATAATTATAATGAGATGTGCAACAGTCATTTCATCAAAGTTGCTTTTATTCGCAAGCTACCAAATGGAGAATATCGTGTAGTATCTCACAGTGGTAAAAATTTGGGAACGTATAAATCTAAAGATGATGCAGAAAAAAGATTGAAACAAGTAGAATATTTTAAACACAAAGATAATAATGCTGCAGATGACGAAATCATAGATTTAACTGATTTAGATGAGCTGTCTTATTCTGCATTATTGCGCAAATTAAGAAAAAAAGTTCCCAAAGAATGTGTTCATGAATTTTTACATATTTACCAAGATCAGTTTAATAAGGCAATCAAGAATAATCTGCAAAAACCAGAATCTATCGCAATGCAAAATGCCTTGGTTATTTTTAATAAAGACCATAAAATAAGATTGAATAAAGATATTGTCAAGAATGCAGCGGTAACTGAATTGGGAGATCCCAGATATGTTGGAAAGTATTTGTCTGATATTATTAGATTTACACTTACAAGAATTGATCCTGCAAAAAGAGCGGGGGCTATCGCTACTCTAAAACGTAAAATATATAATCTAAATGAAAACGAAATATCTAGTAAAAATCTGCCGCCATCATCATCAATGGGACAGTCAATTACATTTGTAAAACATGTACTTTTTAATCATAATGCCAGATATATAAGGGCTGTTCTAAATAATATTGTTAGGAGCCTATAATGATACGTAGATTTAGAAAAGTAACTAAAGATTTGTATCGTGGCAGCGCTCCCAGCCCAATTGATATTGTTTCATTAAAAGATAAACTTGGATTAAAAAAAATAGTAAGTTTGGACGAGCGTGCCGGGAAAAGAATTCATAATATTTGTAA